ATTAACGGCAGGAAAAAGGAAAAATATGTTGATTGATGATGACAAAGAATTGCCTGGTGAGTTAGAAATCGAAGAGCAAAAAATTGCTTCTAAACCAGAACTTCCTGAGAAATACAGGGATAAAAGTCTGGATGAGATAGTAAAAATGCACCAAGAGGCTGAAAAGCTAATTGGAAAGCAGGCTCAAGAGGTAGGCGAAGTTAGAAAACTAGCCGATGAACTTATTAGACAGAACCTTGGGTCTAAACAACAACAGATTAAGCAGGACGAGCCTGAGATTGACTTTTTTGAAGACCCAAAGAAGGCAGTTCAAAGGACAGTTGATAGTCACCCTGACATTGTAGCTGCGCGTCAAGCAACGCTAGAGATGAAAAGGACACAAATTCAACAGAGGTTAGCGCAAGATCATCCTGATTTTGGCGATATTGCTAAAGATCAGGACTTTGCAAACTGGGTTAAATCTAGCCCTGTTCGCATTGAGTTGTTCAAGCGAGCCGATGCTGAATATGACTATGATTCTGCCAATGAATTGTTAAGCACTTATAAGCAACTTCGTGGCGTTAAGAAACAGCAGAGTGAAGCATCTAACGAGGCTACACGCAAGCAGAATCTTAAAGCAGTAGGAGTTGATGTAGGTGGTTCTGGTGAGTCATCAAAGAAGGTTTATCGTAGGGCTGACCTTATTCGGCTGAAAATGCAAGACCCGAACAGATACGATGCTTTGAGTGACGAGATCATGGCAGCATACGCAGAGGGTCGGGTTAGGTAATTTTAATTTTAGGAGATTTAATCATGGCTTTTCCAACCCCAGCAGTAACCACAACCACCGCAGCAACCTTCATTCCTGAGATTTGGAGTGATGAAATTGTTGCCGCCTACAAGAAGAACCTTGTATTGGCAAACATCGTAATGAAGATGAACTTCAAGGGCAAGAAAGGTGACACAGTTCACATTCCAGCTCCTACTCGTGGTTCAGCATCAGCTAAAGCGGCTTCTACAGCCGTTACTCTGATTGCCGATACCGAGACTGAAGTTCAAGTTTTGATTAACAAGCACTATGAGTACTCACGCTTCATTGAGGACATCGTAGAAGCACAAGCATTGAACAGCTTGCGTCAGTTCTATACTGCCGATGCTGGTTATGCTTTGGCTAAACAAGTTGATACCGATTTGATTCAATTGGGTCGTGCCTTCAATGGCGCTACTGTTGGTACAAACGACTATGCAACTGCTACTTCTAGCACTAAGGCTTACATCGGTTCTGATGGTACTACTGCTTATAACAGCTCTACCTCCAATGCCGCTGCTTTGACTGATGCTGCTATTCGTCGCACTATTCAGCGTTTGGATGACAACGACACTCCTATGGATGGTCGTTTCTTCATCATTCCTCCCTCAAGCCGCAACACTTTGATGGGCTTGGCTCGTTATACAGAGCAGGCTTTTGTGGGTAATGGCGATGCAATCCGCAATGGTGAAATCGGTCAACTGTATGGTATCCCCGTGTTCACAACAAGCAATGCTGACTATGGTGCTGGTAACTCTGGCGCTGACCGCATCTGCTTGATGGGTCACAAGGACTCTATGGTTCTGGTTGAGCAAGTTGGTGTTCGCTCACAAACTCAGTACAAACAAGAGTACTTGGCTACTCTGTTCACATCTGACACATTGTATGGTGTGAAAGCTATGCGTACTGCCGCTACAACTGGTGCAGCTTTGTCTTCCAGCGCTTTTGCTCTGGCAGTTCCAGCCTAATAGTTGCCTTTTCCCCTCGCCTTCGGGTGGGGGGATTTTTTCTTAATCTAGGAGGAATCTAATATGGCAACCGCATCATCGGTAACATCTCGCAGAGGTAACGACCAATTCCGTGGAATTTTTAGCGACACTTGGGTAGTTCGTGCTACTTTGGACGCTGGTTCTTTGGTTGATGGCGCAGGCGAGACAGACGACATCACAATCCCTGGCGTAGCCTTGGGTGATATGGTCATTGGCGCATCTTTGGGTGTGGATTTGGTTGGTTTGACAGTTACAGGCTATGTCTCTGCTGCAAACACAGTCAAATTCCGTATCCAGAATGAGTCTGGCTCTACTGTTGACTTGGCTTCTTCAACACTCCGTGTTGTTGTGGCTCGCATGGTCTAATAAAGAGGGGGCTAAAAACCCCCTTTTTTTCGGAGAATATATGGCTACTTATCGTTGTCTTCAAAGCGGTCAAACTGTGACCTTTGTTCATCAACATGACATTGATAGCATGAAGGGTCATCAAGGCTATGTCAGAATTGACCAAGAAGAAGTTGAGAACAACGATAAGCCGCTAGTGCTTGCTCCACCAACCCCTATCAAAAAGGCTGGCAGGCCAAGAAAGGTAGCAAATGTCTGAGATTGATCCAAGAGAGTTTGGCAAACTTGAAGCTCAAGTTGAGGCTCTCCAGAATGAAGTTCATGCCTTGCGTCAAGACATTAAAGCCCTTTTAGAGATGGCTAATAAGTCTAAAGGCGGTATGTTCGTTGGAATGGCTATCGCATCTGTTGTAGGCGGTATCATTTCTTTTGTTGCCACTAAGATGATTCGATAAGGAAATATCATGCCACAAGTAGGAAGCAAGAAGTTCCCATATACAGAAAAAGGCGAGAAAGAAGCCAAGGAATATGGGAAAAAGAAGGGTATTCCAGTAACTGTGATGATTGCTATTGGTAAGCCAAAAATGAGAGGAATGCCTACTCGTGGCGGCAGAACAGCAACAAACATGAAAAAGACTGGTCGTGGCAAATGAAAAAGACTAAAGCAGAAGCCAAAATCTCAAAGGTTATGCGTGAGTACAAGTCTGGAACACTTCATTCTGGCAAAAAAGGCCCTGTAGTCAAGTCAAAAGACCAAGCCATTGCTATTGCACTTTCAGAGGCAGGCAAATCTAAGTCAAAGGCTAAAAAATGAAACAAGGACTCTATTCCAACATTGCTGCTAAACGAGAGCGTATCAAGTCGGGGTCTAAAGAGAAGATGAGAAAGCCTGGTACTAAAGGCGCTCCTACTGCGGCAGACTTTAAGGCGGCTGCTAAAACAGCTAAGAAAAAGAAATGAAATCTCCAACTTGGCAAACAAAAGCAGGAAAAAACCCAAAAGGGGGCTTGAACGCCAAGGGTAGAGCATCTTATAATGCAGAAACGGGTGGCAATTTGAAGCCACCAGTAAAGTCGGGCGACAACCCTCGAAGGGCCTCCTTTTTAGCACGCATGGGCAATATGCCTGGGCCTGAGATGAAAGATGGGAAGCCTACCCGACTTCTCTTATCTCTGAAGGCTTGGGGTGCATCGTCCAAGGCTGACGCTAAAGCTAAAGCAAAAGCGATCTCAGAGAGGAATAAGAAATGACAACCTATTTACAAGCAGTCAACGATGTGCTTGTTCGCTTGCGTGAAGAGGAAGTCTCTACTGTTTCCGAAACAACTTACTCAGCATTGATTGGCAAGTTTGTCAACGATGCAAAGCGTCATGTTGAAGATGCTTATGAGTGGAATGTTCTTGGCACTACCTCTACCATCACAACGACTTCTGGCACTTATTCATACTCTTTGACTGGTGCTGGACAGAAGTTTCGTGTCCAAGATGCCATTAACTCTACAAGCAAGATTGGACTTGAGAACATTCCATTTGCTTTGATGAATCGTTATTTGAACTTTGGCACTCCGTCAACTTCGATTCCTGAGTATTACACCTTTGATGGCGTTGATTCCAATGCTGACACGAAGGTTACATTGTTTCCGATTCCTGATGGCGTATATACCATTAAGTTTAGCTTAGTTGTTCCTCAAGCTGTTTTGACTGATGACAGTACAGTTATCTCTGTTCCTGCTGAATTGATTGTTCAAAGCGCTTATGCAAGGGCTTTAGTTGAGCGTGGTGAGGATGGTGGATTGAGTTCTTCAGAGGCTTATCAACTGTATTTTGTTGTTTAAATGGAGCTTATACTTCTGCAGCTTTATTAGTTACACCAAGAACTACTGATAATGCTGTAAACATTGGAATGAATTTAGATGGATCAAGTAGTGCTGTTA